CGAGGCTGGGGATACGGTTGCGACTCTCACCGGACTAATTGGTGTGAGCGGTGATCAATCCACAGCGTTTGAAACGATCATCTCGGTGGATGATCAGATCCAACAGATATCCACCAGTGACCTATCTGAGAAATACTACCGAGCTTACCTGATCCCTCCGGAGTCACTATGAGAATCGGGGCTACGGTAACCAATCCTGGTGATCTGCGGACATCAGTCAAGATGCAGAAACGTACGGTTACTGCAGGGACTGGTGGATTTCAGTCCCCCGGGTGGACCGACCTTGCCACAGTGTGGGCTAAGTGGACCAACGTTCACGGAAGCGAAGTTTGGGCAGCGAATACTGTGCAAGCTGAAATGGCTGCAACTGTTTTAATCCGGTACCGAAGTGATGTAGATCTGACCTGTGCAGTGTTGAAAGGAACCAATCGTTATGAAATCGTAAGCATCGACGACATCCAGGAGAGGCATGAATACCTGGAGTTGAAGGTCAAGAAAATGAGGAGCGGTTGATATGGCGATCCGGGTGAAACTGGAAACCAAAGGATTAACCAAATACCTTGAACAAATCGCAGCGTCTGCTCAGAACATCGACGAGCTGGTGGATGATGCTCTCAAAGCCGGTGGAGAGGTTCTCAAAGCTGGAATGAGGCGCAGAGTGCGTAAGGATTCTCATAATCTTGAGGAACACATCGATATCGAAGGACCAAAGGTAGATGGAAATCAGCACTTCATATTCGTTGGACTAAAAAAAACTAAGGATGCAGTTCTAGCCCGGTACGGTAATGCCCAGGAATATGGCACATCGAACATGGCAGCCCAATCCTACATCCGGGCAACTGTGGATGAGGATATGGGTGCCGCACGGGCAGCAATGAAAAAGGTCGTATTGGGAAGCGAGAAATAATGCTGGATATTTGGTCTGTTACATCCACCGCGTTGACGGCATTGAGCATCCCAATGGCTGCGGACAGGTATTTGACTGCGCAAGGTGCAGATCTCCCGGATGCTTACCTGGTGTACCAACTCATTGATGCTCCACCTATGCAGCATGCAGATAATGACGAAAAACTGCGCAACTACAAAATGCAGGTCAACTACTTTAATCGGGCCGGATTGGCATCGATGCCAGACATTGAAGGCGTGATGGTTGCGGCTGGATTTACATACGCAGCAGGACGGAATTTACCGTTCAACCCGGAAACGCAGCATTTTGGATATTCCCGGGATTTCAACTTTTTGAATGAGGAGTAAAAATGGTAGTTCAAGCTGAATATAAGAGTATTGTCGGGTTGGACCAGGTGCACGTTGCCCTGGTTACCCAGGATGATGCTGCGGCTTACGTGGCGGATGTTCCGGAGGTTTTCGCTCCTGCGATCGATGCAAGTGCAGAACCGGAGAGCGCTCAGGATATCCAATATGCGGATGACCAGCCGTTCGACATCATGACGAGCGAGGGCGTTACCAAAATTACGCTTTCGACCACCAATATCCCGATCTCCATCCTGGCCAAGTACTTGGGGAAAGTCTTCGACGTTGCCAGTGGCCGGATGTTTGACCAGGCAGGGCAAGCCACACCTCCGGATGCAGCCTTATCGTTCCGGTCAATGAAGAGCAATGGCAACTATCGGTACTTCCAATATCTCAAGGGCAAGTTCTCGGTGCCCAAGGATGAAGCAAGCACCAAGGCGGAAAAAGCCACACCAAAACCGGCGCAGATCACGTTCACAGCGATGAGCACGGTGCATGTGTTTGACTTGGGGGATATCAACAAGAGCGTGAAACGGGTGGTCGGAGATGAGGATTCTGCCAATTTCAGCGGCGCGACCTTCTTCGATGCTGTTCAGACCCCGGTGATCGTTGCCCCCGATGCGCTAGCTCTATCCAGCAGTGTTCCAACTGATGGAGCATCTGGTATTTCGGTGAGCGCGAACCAAACCCTCACCTTCAACAATGAAATGCCGGATAGCGTGATCAACAATATTTTGTTGATCGAGGCGGGTGCCGGTACTGAGGTAGCGGGAGTCTACTCCCTGGATGCCACAAAGAAGATCGTGACGATCAACCCAACTGCCAGTCTCACAGGCACGACCGATTACATCATCACCTACGCGGTGACGGATATCTACGGTCAGACGCTGAAGGGCGCGATCAACTTCACTACGACCTAATCAACAGTCAAAATCAATCCCCCTCTCAGAAATTGAGAGGGGGATACGGAAGAAAGGATCTCCATGACAAGCCCTATCAAATTGACGATCTATGATCCTCAAACGCATGAACCAAAAAAGGAACTGCAAACATCCCTGGTCCCCTGGGGAATTTTGAAACGTGCAATCAAGCTGGCAAAATCCCTTGATTACGATCAAAAAGAGGAAGACTCTGGAGATCAAATCAACACGATGCTCGAGAAATTGGGCGAGGATGGTTTCGATAATCTGACCGGACTGGTGGCGGATGTTTTTCACGGCCAGGTCACGATAGAGGAAATTGAATGGGGCACTGAAACGGGCGAGATGATCAATGTGCTGCAGGCAGTCGTCACGCGTGCCTTCTCGGAATTCAAGAAAACAGGAAACCCTACTTAACCGGGCCTGAAAGTCCGGTTGAAACGACTGATGAAGACCTTGACGGCATTACCTGGATGGTGGATCTCGAAATCACCCTGATCAAAGAGTTTCACTGGTCCTTGTACGAAATAGATAAAACAGACATATCCAGCCTGATCCCATTTATTGATAGGTTCGTGGCTGTTGGAAATGAAAGCACAGGTAATAAATCGGCATCAAAAAAAGTGTATTGCGATGAGATCGACTTCTGAACTTTCAAAACCCTGAGGTAATTGATGAGCGATAACCCGCTTTCTTCAAAAATTATATTTGACACCACCGATTTCAAGGCAGGGATGGCAGAACTTAACCGTCAGATCCGGGTAATGGAATCCGGATTTAAGGCGACGGCTGCCGGGATGGAAGATTGGGAAAATAACTCGGCAGGATTGGAAGCCAGAATAAAGAGTCTGGGTGGTGTCATTTCACTACAGAAACAAAAAGTAGAGGGTCTGCAGGGAGTTTATAACAAGCTGGCGGCAGAAGGCAAGACCAGCGGTAAGGAATTGCAGGAGCTGCAGATCAAGATCAACAAAGAGACCGAGTCCCTGAACAAAATGCAGGGAGAACTAAACCAGGCGAGCACTGCGCTGGATAAACTCGGTGATGAAGCCAAGGGTGCCGGCAAAGGCATGGGGAACCTGGCAAATGAAGAAGACCGGGCAGAAAAAAACGCCCAAAGACTGAAGAGCGTTATGTCTGGGCTTGGAAGTGTCATTAAAACTGGAGGCAAAGCGATCTTGGGATTAGCTGCTGGCGCGGCTGCTGCGGCGGGTGCTCTTGGTGGCATGGTGGTAAAAGCTGCAGATGCAGCCGGCGAGCTGGTGGACCTTTCCAATCAAACCGGCATAGAGTTGGAACGTCTGCAGGAATTGAGGTTTATTGGCGACCAGGTTGGTGTTTCGATAGAAACAATGGCTGGCAGCCAGGACAAACTGAAGAAAAGTATGGCCGCTGCCAGGGATGGTAACAAAGGGCAGATCGAAGATTTTGAAAAGCTCGGCATTGTGGTAACCAATGCGGATGGCAGCCTGAGGGACAGTAAGGTGGTATGGCAGGAAACTCTTACGGCTCTGAGTGGAGTAGCCAACGAGACTGAACGTGATGTATTAGCCATGTCCCTACTCGGAAAAAGCGCAACGGATCTCAATCCCCTGATCAAAACATCCGCAGAAGAAATGCAATCCTTGACCAACAAAGCCTATGAATTGGGCGCTGTGATGAAAAAGGAAGATGTAGAATCGCTCGAGGCGTTCGGGGACACCCTGGCCGGCCTTAAAGCCGGATTGAAAGGCACTGTAGGAACGCTGGCAACAGCATTTTTGCCGGCATTCCAGGGGCTCGCTGGGGGTGCAGAAAAGTACCTCGGGAANTNCTCCGAGATCGTGAGCGGTTCAAATGGCGACCTGGGGAAGGATGGCAGAGGGAATTGGGGNTTNGCTGGGTGAGATTGTTAGCAACATTGCAACCGCAGCCCCCAACGATGATCCAGGCAGGCTTAGGAATCATCCAGGGAATTGTGAATGCCATTGTTCAGAACCTGCCGGCAATCTTGCCGGCTGCGATCAGCATCATCACCAACCTCGTGCAGTTCATTGTGGATAACCTTCCGATGCTGATAGACGCAGCAATGCAAATATTGCTGACGCTGGCGAAAAGTCTGATCTCGATGCTGCCGATGATCTTAAAAGCGGCACTTCAAATCGTTTTGACATTGGCTGCTGGAATCGGAGCGGCTTTGCCGACCCTGATTCCGGCGATTGTGGACATCATGTTACAGATGGTAATGGTACTGGTGCAAAATCTTCCAATGCTGATCAACGCAGCATTGCAATTGATCTTAGCTCTGGCTCAAGGACTGATAGCTGCTCTACCNNTGCTAGCAAATCAAATACCGACCATTATGTTGGAATTAGTCAATGGTTTGATCAATAACCTTCCAATGATGCTTTTAGCCGCAGTAGAAATTATCCTTGCCCTTGCATTCGGGATAATTGAAAATATCCCATTATTGCTTTCAATGACCCCGAAACTGATCAACGCATTGGTCACCCAGTTCAAGAGCCCTGAATTTAAAGCCAAGATGTCCGAGATGGGTAAACAACTGGTTCAGGGCTTGAAAGACGGTTGGACAAATGCCTGGACCAACTTCATGAATAATATAGTCACTAATTTCATGGATATGGTTGCAATCATCAAGAAATTGCTGGGGATTGCCAGCCCCAGCAAGGTATTTGCCGGGATTGGCGGGAACATGGCTTTAGGCATGGGGAAGGGCTTTACAAATTCCTTCAGCGGAATCCGGGATGAAATCAACCAGATGATCAATGGAATGGGAAGTATGAACATCACAGGCGGGATGATCCCCGCATTATCTGGCACAGGAAACTACAGATTACAGCAGGCGTATGGTCAGGCAGCTGGCGGTGGACAGGTGAACAGTTCATCAGAATCATACCAATTTTTTGCACCAGTGATCCTTCAAGGACCGGCGGGATTGAGCATGGGAAAGATGATCAAAAGCAAAAGGTATTAACAGAATACCCTGGAAAATCATCCAGGGTACGTGGAGCGCTCTATGATTCATATCAAAACGTTTAATGGCTTCTCATTGTACAGCGCGGATTACCGATCTACGGCGACCAGTATGAAGACGCCTCCGGATGCAAAACCAGTGTTCATTGAGCAGCCGAAATCAGATTCGATATATGCCGGCACATTCTCGATGGATGTGCGGTCCGCGGTAGTGACGGTGAGAATCCTGAATTTATCCAACGTGGACGAGCTGGAGTCACAGCTCAAAGAAGCGTGCAGACCGGGCACAGAAGGCTTGTTGGTAGGCACCTTTAGTGATGAGGGGCGCGATTACTGCCTCAACTGTGTGGTTCAATCCATTCATGCATATCCAAAATTTGAAGGCGTGTTCACGATCATTTTCCAGACCGGAGAGAGCTCCTGGCACACGGTGGCAGAGGTTACGGATTCCTGGGCGGTAACAGCCAGTGGTGACACCAAGGCTCTGGCGGTTGGCGGGTACAGCCCAACCCGTTTGTCTTTGACTGTCACTCCGACAGAGCTGCCCGCGACCGGGTGGGCATATCAGCGGTTGTATCAGTTGGTCAATGCCACCGGGTACGCTTACGGGGTCAGGCCGTGGTGCATCCCGCTTGACACTGCAGCGCTTGTGGCAGCTGGCAAGATGCAGGCGGACGGCGATGATCTGATGGTTTTGGTAGATGGGGTGATCGTCAACCGCTGGCTGGCAGACATCAATACCGACCACACGCATATCTGGTTCAATGTGAATTTGGCGGCGGGGCGAAGTATGACCCTGCTGACGCCGGTGGCATCCTCGGGAGCGATCACGACCTTGGCGTTTGCGAAAATTGCGAACAACGCGACGGCACTAAAGGCGTTGCCAGCGCACGGGTACGTGACACACGGTACGGAGTGGTTTGAGTACACCGGCAAGGACTTAACCAATTACAAGCTGACTGGCGTTACGCGCTCAGCGTTGAGCACAACCATGCAGGCGCATTCCGCAGCGGACGTGTTCAACTGGATCGAGCACACAGTTTTTATTTTGTACGGCAACAGCGCAGTAACTGCTCCGGCGCTGACTGATAGCTCATACGACAACACCAAGCCGGTGATGGATCTCTCGGCATCGGACAACGTGACCTGGGTTTATACGGCGTCGACCATGTTTTACGATCCGGTCAACCCAAACCGCACCGGGGTGTGGCTGGCTGCGCTGACCCGCCTAGGTAACGTGAGCGAGATTTATCACACGGCAGGAGATGGGGAAGGTGCAGCTCCATCGATGGGGATGCGGATCTCGACCTGGTACAAATCCGGGGTAAGACAAGCCGAAAAAGCAAGTTTGAGCTGGACTCTCCAAAACGCGGGCGGGATCACGACGGTTTCAATGACCGGACGCAAGTATCGTAACACGGCGCTTTGGCCAGCGGTGAAGGCGGCATTGCTGCAGCGGTCCAACGACTCTAAAACGTGGTCGGAAGTGTGGAACGAGGCAACCCCGTCTGCGGTGACCACCTGGGAAGCGATCACGCACGCATCCGCGGCGATCACCGGAAATATGAAAGTCGTGCGCTTTTTGATGACCGGCACGCTGGCAGCTCAGGTTGACACAGACTGTTATTTTGAGGTGGCAACCGTAACGGTGGTGTTCGTGAGTGCAAACCAGCCGACAGGATCGGTTCTGGCAGAAAAATCAAATTATTTGCTAGTCGTTGCAATCAAGAATTTAAATACAGGCGATGTGATGAGCCTTGTTTTCCCGATGTTGCTCAACACCTCAATGGTTTTGGATGGCGAGGATTATTCGGTCAGTTATGCGGGGGTGAACGCAGCCAGTGCGCTGAGCCTGGATGATGAAAGCCGAGCGGTGTGGATTCGGTTGAACCCAGGTACCAACACGTTGGAGATCACTGGGGAAAATGTAGCCTCGTTGACCATCGTGCCGAGATGGTATGAGAGGCGGTTGTAAGCATGGCAAGGATCCTGGTTTTTGACCTTGAGAATCGGATCGCGGGGGAGGTACATGCCGCTGTCAACCGCGGGTGGGCGATCTCGGACGGCGACATGGCGACTTTTACTTTAACCGACGTTGAGGCGTTGCTGCCCTGTATGCAACTCGGACGGATGGTGTTTGTGGATGGCGCGGGGAAAGTGCCCAACTGGTCGGGGATGATCGATACTCCCTGGAGCGCGGTTAGCCCGGTGGTGGTGACGGCTTATGATATCCCCTACCTGATGTCAAGGCGCTGCCCTTATTTTGCAGACATCCAAAAGGGTGACGTGCGCAAGGTGGCGCTGCGGTTTGTGCAATTGGCCAACCAACTGGGTGATCTATTTCTGCGAGAGGGGGAGATGGTAACCGGCGATCCCGAAAAATCAGTGGATGTTAACTCGACCTCCGACTGGGCGCAGCTTAAGACTCTGGTCACCAACGCCGGGATGGAGATTCAGTTCCGCTCAGAGATCAACACCGAGAGGCGGCTGGTTCACTATCTCGATCTTCAAAAACAACTGGGGAGTGTGACCCCCGTTGTACTGCAGGACGGGGATAACGGCAACATGCAGATCGTGAATGCATCGCTGGATGGCGAGTATTGGAACGCAGTGATGGGGATCAACAATGCCTCGACCGGATCCAGCCGATTGACCTCGCAGATTGTGATTGATCAGGCATCGGTGGATGACTACCGCATGCGCAACCGGGTGGAGCAATTTAACACGGCATCGCAGAGCGAACTACAAACCTACACCGATAATTTTGTAAAAGCGAATGGTAAACCGAGGCTGAAGCTGCAAGTGGGGGTGCGCGACACCAAGACTCTGTTCTCTCAAGTTAGACTCGGGAATGTTTTTACCGTGCGGGCGACCAAGGTGATCCTGCCGGGGGGTAGAAAGGGCTGGAGTGGCCAGGCTCGGGCGTGGGCTATGAACTACGATGAGAGCGCTAACCAACTTACTATGGAGCTGGAAGGAGAATTATGAACGATTACTTAAGCAATCTAGATCCTGCCAATCTGGTGAACGTGGTCAAGCAACTGGTGCAGGACGTGGCCGAGCTAAAAGGCCGGACCGTGAACGTAAACTCGCTGGAAGAATTTTCAACTGATCTTGGTACGATGCTGTCGGGCGAGTTCCGCAGCGGAAATGGAGTCGAACCAGGGAGTGGGTTCACTGGCGGACGTTTTGGCTACCCAGGGTTTGAGTACGGCGGTAGGTTGTGGTTTTTGGTGGGGGTGAACAACGACGTGATGATGGTTGGATTAGATTTGACCACCGGAGAAATTACTGCTGGGGGTGGAACAGTAAAGTTGAATGACGACGGAGTCAGCATTATGGAAGGAAGTGCTGGTGGTATGGTGGGTCAGTATCAGCCAAACAGTGTAACCTTTGTAGATACTGACGGAGTTCCAAAAGCTGAGGTTAATGAATATCTTAGTGGGAGCAGTGGATACCGAATTCTAAAAATCGGGGCTGTTGTAGCATCTGACCTACTTAATAGAGGGGAAATTCTTATTCAAGTGGAAACTTCAACCGGCTCTGAGCGAGTGTGGTTGCGTCTCAACGGAGTAACTCAAAACGTGGAGTTGGCTAATGGATTGCAGGTCTATGGAGGCATAGATATCGAAGCTGGAAGCACTTATAACATCAACGGAGTGCCTCACACCCACGGTGATATTGATTCTATCCCTGAAGCTGATCACACAGCGCATGGGATAAAAGCAACCTTCACAGCCCACGATGCACAGGTCTTTGGGGATGTGTGTTTTATCAATGCAGATGGTGAAATGGCTATCGCCGATGCAGACGCGATTGCCTCGGCTGTGGTTGTGGGTATGTGTGCAGATGCTTCAATCTCAGCGAGTGCGGTAGGCAACTATTTGTTAATGGGAATTGCCAGGGATGATAGTTGGAACTGGACACCGGGCGGATTCGTTTACCTGTCTTTGACTGGAACTACTGGTAATACGTTGACTGAAACAGCACCCAGTGGAGCGGATGACTGCATTGTGATTGTTGGCGTGGCTGCACATGCTGACCGGATGGTGTTCAATCCTCAATTGGTAATCGTGGAGCACGTATGACAATACCAATAGAGGATATTGTTAATACGACTGGTACAAGCTTCAGTATTACGACGGCAGGAGAAGATCGAGCGCTGATCGTGTTTATTGGCGGCGGTAATTATACGAAACCGACAAGCGTGAAGTTCAATAATATCGACCTGACTAAGGTAAAAGAGCAAAACAATACTACCCGGTACGCAGCAATTTGGATGCTTTTAGACCCGCCTGCCGGTACTTACAACATCGTATTGAACGCAAATGGCGGTTATAGAGTATCCGCTGTTGCAGTGAGCGACGTTGATCTTACTCAAGGATTGGTGACTACAGGTGGAGCTGGGCAGGGGTCTACAAGGGCAAGTCTGACGATAGCTGGCATGGAAGTCGACGACGTGATGTTTGCAATCTTAGGACTTAGGTTCGATCCTGGAAACATAGTCATCAATTACGGAACTGGCATCTACGACGATGATGTTAAACACGGTTCTGCATATCGGGTCGCAGTTGGAACTTCGACTGAAATCCGGTGGGACGCGTGGGCAGAGTCTCAAGACTGGAGCGTAGCAGGTATCGTACTTCGACCAAAGCCCCTCATCACGACTGACACAAAGTCTGTTAGCGGTGTATTGCGTGCTTCGATCAAATCCGTCAATGGCATTCTTCTCGCTTCGATCAAAAAAATACTTGGACTTTCATAGGAGGTAAAATGGCAAACGCACAACTTGTAACTCACTTACTTGATCAATGGCCGGTCCAGGGGATCGACCTCTCCAAATGGAACGACCGGCCGCACACAACTTTTGTATTGGACCCGAAGGTTTTACTCCGGGCAGGTTACCGCTTCGCGAGCGTGAAGGTATCTCAAGGGGTATGGAAGGATCCTAAATTTGATATCTTTTGGAAAATACTTCGGGAGACATCAATAGAAGTGTTCAATAGGATCCTCAAAATCGACCGGTTTGGGTATGGGTTCGTGGATTACTCCAATTATGACCGGGATGTGAAGGGAGCGGACACAGCCTGGGGGATCAGACAGGGTAAATATATGGCAAGCGTACTCAAGCCGGATCCGGGTGAGCTGCCGCCTTACATCGACCTGGAGACCAATGCCATCTGGTTTGCGGTGAATTTCTGGAATTACCGCCCGGTGATGAACGTAGCCTATGCGATGGTGCATGAGCTGAGCATGAGCCTGGGGTACCTGGCGGGGGTTTATTCCAACCAGGGGATGTATCCGTATTTTGGCAGCGCGATGAAGGATTATCCCCAATGGTTGAGCTGGTACAACGATATGATGACCTCCAAGAAGAACGTCGACGCGGTCATGACTAAGTACGGGTTCAAGCGCGGGTGGACGTTCCTGCAGCACGCCAGCGATGGAGATGTGGATAACAACGGCTCTCCGGACGGTCTTTCTTTGGGTGTGGATAGTCCGCTTTTAGATCTGAATGTGTTCAATGGAGACGAGGAAGCGTACCAGCTTGAGAAAAGCAAAACTCCCGCCGTGGTCATACCTCCGACCGAAGACCCAGTGATTGTTCCTCTCCCCGACCCTCTCCCAATTCCGGGCGAAGGATTGACCAGGACAATTCAAGTAAAAACAGTGGTTTCCCCGGTGATCATGCGCTCAGCTCCGTATGCGGGAAATTCGAACACGGTCTTCAAGGTGATGCCGGTGGGCACTCCGGTGGAATGCCTGGAGAGGATCACGCGCCCCGGTGAAATATGGTGGAGAATTGGTCAGGGGCAGTTCTGCGCTGAGCTGTACAACGGAACGATGTTTTTAAGGTAGGGTGAACTCCTGCACCCGCGGGGGAGTAAAAAGGCCGCCTTCTCGGCGGTCTTTAATTTAAGTTGTATCCAGTAGACTTGCGAGTTAGAATAATAGTATAAATGTTCTAAATATTGAGGGAAATGATGATCAACAACGTTCAGCTCTATATGGGGGATTGCCTGGGAATAATGCCAACTCTTGAATCTGAATCAGTCGACATGGTGCTGGCAGATCTTCCTTATGGAGTCACAGCCTGCGAATGGGATAAAATCCTTCCCTTTGATCGCCTCTGGGAAAACTACGAGAGGTTACTAAAACCGGGCGGGTCGGTGGTGTTGACTGCAAGCCAGCCATTTACTACCAAATTGATCAACAGCAAGCCGGATTGGTTTCGATATGAGATGGTCTGGAAAAAGAACACAACTTCTGGATATCTAAATTCAAAATTCCAACCACTGAGGAACCACGAGAATATACTGGTTTTCTCACCCTGGAAAACTACAAAAATGGTCTACAACCCCCAGGGATTGATTCCTTTAAATAAATGGAAGCGAACGGGGAAATCGAAGATCTACAATAAGCAGACTCAACAGGTCCGGCTTATTACCTACTCGAATTACCCCAGATCGGTGCTGGAATTCAACTCTGAAACGAACAGGAAGCATCCGACTCAGAAGCCGGCAAGCCTGATGGCTTATCTTATCAATACCTATTCGAATCCGGGCGGGGTGATCCTGGACAACACAATGGGATCCGGGTCAACCGGTGTGGGAGCGCTGCAGGTAGGAAGGAAATTCATTGGTATTGAAATGGATCCGGAATTTTATGCAGTGGCGACGGAGAGAATTCAGAATGTTTGCGCGCAAACATTTACTGGACAGGATTCTCCAGCTCAAAATCTATCATCTCAATCCCCTGGTGCATGATCAGATTCCACCTTTTATCCTGATAGAGAAAATGCTCTCCGGAGCGCAGGAATTTGAAGATATCCTCACGGGATACGGTCCAGGTGTGCGTGATCGATAAAAGGGGGTAGGAAATATCTGCGATCACATGATCGATCAGATTTCCCTTTAATACAACCTCAGTAACGGTAAAAATTGCATATGTTGGGGGTGACTCACTCAGCATATTAGGCATGGTTTCGATAACAGCCCTTATCGGAAGTAATTTTTTGATTATTAATAACGAAGGATACGCCTGACAGGGCATATCCTTCTGACCAAACAGGCCTGAGACCAGGACCTGGTGGTTTTTGCCGAATTCTACGACGAGGTAAAAAAAGGGCAAAAGGTGGGCGCGATAGGGCTCGAACCTACGGACCTCACGGAGATTGATTTTCAGCCTTATAAAGCTACATTTTTTACATTCTTTAAGGCGCTTTTTGCGCCATTTGTTGTAGAATATAAGTACTAATTTACGGGGTATGCTGGTCCGTTGACAGGCGGAATGCTCCAGGAGATGAGACCATGTGCCGGTGGATTTTGCTCACCAGCTCAGGCTGTGGCCTCATCTGAGACCGCGGTTTTTATTTAAGGTGAAAAATGGCAGCAAAAGCAGTAAGGATATCGAGGTCCGCAGCACGACGTCTGCTGAAATTACTTCACATGAAGTACAAACCTACAGAGATCGCTTTGGAAATGGGGGTTGCGGTGGATACTGTCTACCGGTCCTATTTGCCGGCAGGTGCGCCTTATGAAAAGGACGCCCAGGGGAATGTCTGGATTGTCGGAAACCTCTTCGCTCAGTGGGCGATGGAGTGTGCCATCACCAACAATCGTAAGCCGGCCAAGGTGAACCTGGAACCAGATCAGGTTTATTGTTTGAAATGTAATCAGATAGTGGAGATCAAAAATCCGCGCAAAGGCATTGCGAATAAGCGTGGTGTGTTGAATCTTTCCGGACGCTGCCCCAATTGTGATACCAGGGTTAACCGGTTCTGCAGGGCGACAGAATAGGCGGGGCGATATGATCAACCGGAATAATTACCTGGAGATACAGGCGTTCCTAAAATTCCAGAGAGAGATCAAACAAAGCGAGGAGCGAACTGTGAAATCCATGTGGTCCAGGCTGCGGCATCTTCTCGAATGGGCTGATGATAAGCGGTTTACGGATGCTTACAAGATCCGGCCGGCTTATCCGACTTACCTGGGTAATTTGAAAAACGAGGACGGGACTTTGCTAATCGGAGCTGCCCACTTTGCTTCCTGCTGCAAAACTGCACGTGCTTTTTTTACCTGGGCGCGGGAAGAATATCACAGCCATTATAAGAAGATCGATCAGAACTGGGTGTTAACCCTCCGACCTCCGAAGGCGCGCAGCGAACAGGCGGAACTGAAAAAGAGGGAGATCTACGAGATTGATGAGGTGATCCGGATGGTTACCATACCGGTGGATTCGCTGATGCTGCAGAGAATGCAAGCCGCGGTGGCGTTCCTGTTCCTTTCCGGAATGCGCATCGGTGCGTTCGTTTCTCTACCGGCAAGCTGTGTGGACCTTGATACTATGAAGGTTTCTCAGCTTCCCGAAAAGGGTGTGAATACTAAAAACCACAAAGCATCGATCACCACTTTGTTAAATATCCCCGAGTTGACGACAGTGGTCCGGAATTGGGATGCATTCATCAAGGCGAACGCTGCTCCGGATGCGTTATGGTATCTGCATTTCACACACCAGGGCGAGATCTCGATGATCAACCCCACGGCTGCGAGGATCAAAACGCGGCAGTACGATTTTATTGATGATCTAAGGCAGCTCTGCCTGGCTGCCGGTGTGGATTACAAATCACCTCACAAATTCCGACATGGCCACGCTGTATATGCGTTAAAGCGGGCTAAGAACCTTGAACAATTGAAAGCGATCTCCCAGAACCTAATGCACAGCACAGTTGGGATTACGGACGGGATCTATGGCAACCTGGTGAATGACAATGTTCATGATGTGATTGCATCACTTGCCGGCGTTGAGGTCGCTAACAAGGATGATCAGGCAGCGATTGCCCGGGTGGTTGAATTGGTGATGACGCAGATGAAGGCGAACGATGCTGGATAAGCAACCAGAACGTTTTTTTATTCATGTTTGATTAAAACAAGAATTGAGTTGCTCATTCTTTCCCTACCGTCGTGGAGAATGACCCCGAATTTTAAGTGTGTTTTCTCTTTGCTTTTTATTAACTCGGCAATTTCGTCTTTTTTATTTGAAACGGAAAAAGTAAAGGTAGTGCGTTGATGCGGTCCGACTTCTTCTGCATTAATTCTCGGGCTTACCAGTGGTTCGATGTTGACTCTACTTTTGCCAACGTAAACATAATAAGACCTGTAAAAAAAAGATTCTATACCATTATTGTGAACGTGAGCTTGCAGACCTAAGTGACTTCTTTGTTGGGTTAGCAATACTGGAGGGGATGAACCCGTAAGCGGAGGATTTGCATCTGTTATTAAGAGCTCAACTTTAATTTTTATTCGCTTTTCGAATAATACATAAAGAAAGGTTGCAAGTGCGACCAAGAAAGTTGCAATTCCAATTATTAAAATCCAATTTTCATATATTGTCATAATTACCTTATTGATTCAATCCCAGTTCTAAATCCCAAGAGTCTGTTGTTTGGGTTCATCTTCATCAATTTTTCCAGCCTTCTTGAATACCCCGGAGCTGCTCGGCGGGAGTTTGACCTCCACACCGTTGAGCAACTCTTCAATGCTGAGTATCTGGAGACGGGGAAAGTCTTTATTCCAGATCTCGGAGTGGTAAGAACCTGCAGTAACTGCTTCAGTGGTCATGTCCCGGGAGGCTGGCTCAAGGGTGATGAATACTCCAATCTGTGCGCCTTCACGCTCCAGGGTACCTTTGAGATCCCGGATATCACCGGCTTTAACGTGACCGGATTTTACCTGAATCAGTGCGCGTTTCATACCACCTTTACGGTCATCCAGGAAGTTGATAACTCCATCAATGCCTTTGTCAGATCCTTTCTTACCTGTTTTATCTGTACTATTTCCACCCAGGGGTTGAGCCTCGATAAGGGACAGAGCCCACCACTGGAATTGGTAGCGGTCTTCAGTAGCGAGCTGTTGAGCACCGGATAGATCTTCAGGCTCACCAATGACCTGGTAATCCTTTTTGGGCTCGAGACCAAAGGCAGTCTTGAGCCTGGATTTGTGCATGGCGATGGCCAGGTGGGTGATATCTATGCCAATCCACTGCCGGCCGAGCTTTTGGGCTGCAGTGATGCAGGTCCCGCAACCGCTGAAGGGGTCCAGCACCACGTCTCCGGGGTTGGAGGATACTCCAATTATTCTTTCAAGCAATTCAATTGGTTTCTGAGTAGGATAACCGAGTCGTTCTGCGGCTTGGGCTCCAATCGGCCTAATATCCATAATGATGTCTTGAACTGGGTTCCCTTCGGTAACTGATACATACCTTTTGAATCTCGGAACCGAACCTGTTGGAGGCCAATATATCAATCCGGCTCTTTCAAGAACATCAAGACGATCTTGAACATTCATAAGGGCATAGCCAGAAGGATGCTCAAACCAATCTGGTAAGGCTCGGTCTGGCGGTAATTCCCAATGTCGCCCTTTGGTTGTTGGATTAGTGTCTTTCCAGGGTTGTCCTGAACTTCCTGTCCGTTTTCCAGGTCCATCAAGAGAGATTATTTGAAATTTGCCGTGTTCGTCTTCCAATTTGTAATAATTCTCTAAATAACCTTCCTCATAATCTTGGTAGACGCGGTTCCAATTAAAATTTGCACTTTTCGAATAAAAGAGCAGTACATCGTGAATTGGTCCCCATCGTTTTGCTCTGCCGTGCGCTCCAGTTCGTCTCCAAATGACCTCATTCTGGAAATTAGACACTCCAAATATCATGTCTAACAGTATCTTGAGATAATGGCTGGCTGTTGGATCACAATGAAGATAAAGCGATCCGGTGGGTTTGAGCACGCGGTGCAGCTCCACCAGGCGGGCAGCCATCATCACCAGGTAGGCCATCATCTGGTTGGTGCCGATGAACTGGTGCAGCGAATTGATCATCGATGCCACATTTGCCGGCGCATTGGTGATCAGGTCTTCATAGGTTTGCTGCGCTGTGTCTCCCCAATGCCAGGAGTCATCGAAGGCGGTGATCTGCGCGTCTGAGGAGGTGCCGGATTCATCCTTGAAGAGCACATTGTAGGAGCGGTTGGAATTGAAGGGCGGGTCCAGGTAGATTAGATCAACGGATTCATCCTTGATGTGCTCTTTTAATACTTTTAGATTATCGCCATAGTATAGTGTGTTCATTGATTCCTACCAAACGAAATGAGGTGAAGATGCAGCCAAAAACTGGTAAAAGAAAAAAGAAAGAGCTAACTTGCGTTCTCGAGGTGGAATATGTGGACATGACTCCTGAGTAGCGCAAGTTATGGTTGCAGAACCTTGTGAGACTTTTCGATTATTGTGAGTCCCTTGATGTTGACCAATTGATGGCTCAAAAGCGGTTAGAAAAGCCAATTGACCAAAACTACTAAGCCCAGCCCGATCAGACTCACAACCAGGATAATGCCGGCAAGTTTTAGGATTGCAACCACATCTTTTTTGTGTCTGTAATACAGAGGCATTTTTACTTCTTGTTTTTGCCTGTGAATAATCGACCAAGAAAAGATGGTTTTACGACAGGGATTTCGGCTGGTTTAACAGGCTCAGCGACCGGTGCTGAGAGTGCCGCCTTTCGGACGGCCTTTTGGGCTTCATGTTCTTTTACTTCTTCAAGGCTGTAGACACCAAGAGTGATATTCACTCCGTAATTTTCGCTTCCCCCACCGGTCCGCTCTAAAACCGCGCAAGTAATGCGGCAACCAGAGTCCATCTGGGGGGCAAGGCGTGCTGCCAGGTCACTGCTGATGTAACCGATTTTATATTCTCCCTCGTCCCAGGGATCATCATCTGGCGCGACATAAACCGCAATCGCATTCTTATCGTAACTATTACCTTTTTCTCTCTCAAGAAGTAGCACTTCGTCTTTACGTACAAATTTCTTAATAATGGCTTGTCTTGGGTGTTCTTCTTCGTCTTCAGATGTTACCCCGCGAACTTTGGTATTAATGATTTCAGGCATTGAAATTCCCTTTTTTTAAGTTGCAAAAGTAGAAATAGTGTTCTATAATGTATGAGCCGATTCATTCACACTAAAAGGATTAATTGATGTCAAGACGACCCATAATTTCACTAAAATTTACTCCCCAGCTTGAAAATATTTCTTTGATCATTCGTACGTCTTCGGGAGAGGTTTTTGCATTTCCTTTAAATAAGCCAGATTCTCGAATTTCTTCCAGGGCGGAAATAAGCGAGTTAGCCTCATCTTCAGAGAGCAACGCGAACACGTCAGATTCTAAAGGCGGGTCAATTCCAAGAGGGGCATAAGCTTCGTGTCCGTAAGTTTCAATCAATTTCTGACATTGCTCTTGTGAAGGACGCTTTGCCAACTTGCCGAGCAGCCAATAACTCACGGTTTGAGATCGATTCCCCAAATGTTTTGCAAAATCAACGATTTTTAATCTTGCATCACCTTGGCGAAATTCGTCATATTTGCTATTTATCCAACGGGTAAATACAGCGGAATCAAATTCTTTCATTTTCACACCTCTCATTATAGCAATTCTATTACTTTCTAAATAGAAATAAATTAACCTATTGACAAACTGCAAAAGCATTTGTATAATNAAAAGAGAATAAGCAAAACGCAAACTAATAGGAGCACAATGGCAGAAACAATCGTAAGAACCTTCTCGCTGCTGGTTGAAACCGATCGGAAGCTGGAGCAAATCTCCAAGGAGACTTTCCTGCGGATCAAGGGGAATGTCATCGACATGGCAGTGGATGAGCTATGGAAGAAACTGCACCCCGAGACCGCTGCACCGGTCCAGGATCCTCAACAGGCGAGTGAGCCTGTAAAAAACTAGATCAGGGATCACGGTTGTGGAAGCGGTTTGTTTTCATAACAACAGAGTAGCGTTTAACGAAAGGGTATGAGCATCCGGACGAATCCGGGTGGATTTAGGCTACATCAAGTTCGTTTTAGGAAGAATCCGGGTCGGATCCGGACAGGAATCCTGGAAAAAACCATCCAGGACTCGCAAAGAACGCGAGGGAGAAAACAAAATGTCAACAGAACCACGAGAATGGGCAAACAACGCAAGATGGGTGCGGGATGACGGTGCAGAGTTCGTGCACGGGATCATCGACAACCTCGAACAGGTGACTACCAACGCGGTAAACGACAAGGAAGAGATCGAGGGAATTTGCGGGAAGGCAGCCAGCGACCTACAAGTGCTGCTGCGCGCCCT